GGGGTCGTAGGGGGACTGCAAGTCCCCTACCCTACACGCATCAGCATTAACTCGCCAGGGGGTCGTAGGGGGACTGCAAGTCCCCTACCCTACACGCATCAGCATTAACTCGCCAGGGGGTCGCCCTAGGCCATCCGCTTCGCCACCGCATAGCTCAGCACCACCAACATCATCACACACAACCACAACGGCACGACTGTGGTCTCATGCCGTCCGATACCAAAGGGACGCATGTTCCCCTTGGCATCGAACACAGCCGCTGGTCGCCAATAGACCAACGCCGCATACAAGAAGATGAAGATCGCAACCGCCGTCAGCATGATGTTATCGTGAGAGAGCATCGGAGGCTGCTAACATACGCTCAGAAAGCCTCATCACCATCCAAATCGCCAAAGTCGTCGTCCTCGGCCAATCCCGACATGTCCATTGCCTCCGCCACATCCGGGTCGTCGATAAGCTCGTTGATCTCGGCGCCTACCCGCACCCGACCAAGCGCATCTTGCAATTGCACATCGTTTGCCTCAAGGGACTCGATAACCGCCATCTCTGCGTCGTACGACTCCTTTGTGTAAGAATAGAGCTCCTTGCTCTGCCCCTTGGCCCACTTGCCCAGTTTGTTGTTCTTCATCAGGTTTTCGATTTCTCGCTGTTCGTCAGTCATGTTCTTGAGGAAGTTGGTGATTTGGTCCTTTTCCTTTTCCTTGGCCACCAGCAGCCGGCGGCGCAAGCTCTCCAATGCTTCCCGAGTAGAGGAGATTCGGGTGCTGGTCATCTGAGCCAATACCAATAGCAACGTTCCCAGTTGTTTCGGCAACGCCACCCCTTCAGGAGAAAAACGTCCAATGTCAAAAGAAATCAGCAGGCCTGTCTGTGCCAAAACCACCATAATATTGTTTAGCGGGTCGCCTGGGTTGGGTCCGATATGAACACGGACCGATTCGTGAGTGTCGGACAGCAATTTTGCAAGATGAGGGGTGCCGAGGGATCCGAGGAGCAGTGGACGAAGCGGTTCGTTTCCGTAGAATGGCGCAAAAGCCTGGATTTGTCGGGTCCATAGGTTCATTACGTCTTGTTGGTGCCGATAACTGAGACCCCAATGCGTTGGCGGAGGGGGCGGAGTTGACGACACCTCGTTGGTGATCATTGCCGGCCATGTGCGTGAGACCCACTGAGTCGCAGAAATCAAATCATCAATGTTGTCGATACGGGTGATTGCCTGGATTGATCGCAAGGTGTTTTGCCTCAACGCTGTCGCCATTTTGGTCTTTTCGATTTCGGTCCTTACAGCTGTTTCGGCAGAATCCCGGAGCTGCATCGCCTGATCCAGCAGCGCTCGGTCGCCAGCGGCCGAGTTAACCACATCCACACAGAGTTGAGCCAACGCCAGAGCACGATCCTTGAACCCCCGGGGGTCAGGCCGTGGCACAACGGCGGGTAGAGGATCGGGCACCGTCGACCCCCGGAACACTGCCGCCAACACCTCGTCAACTCGCACCCGCAACGATCCCACCCGACGGCTCTGTTCTGGACCCGGGCACTCGGCCAATGCCGACGCCGATTGACTCGGATCACCACCGCAATATCGTCGAATCACTGCCCCTTCGGTCTCCTCGTCATCCTCTTGCGGTATCGGTGGATAGACCGGCTTGGTGTCCTTGATAAGCACAAAGGCTGGTGAATGAACGCATCGCTGCCACTCCAACGTTCGCCGTCCGAGCGCGTCCGCCAACCGAACCAATTGCGCTGCGTCTTTTGGTCGCACACTTTTCCCCGCACAGCAAGCATTGTTCGTGTAGGGAACGCCGTTGATTGTCTTGAGCTGCGGCTCGTTCGCCTTGACCACCTTGCGCTCCTCTGACTGGAGCATGAACCCTGGCTTCATGGCAGCCCACGCAGTCGCCAGATGCTCGCCGTAGCTCGGGCGGAAGCGATCGCTCTCAACTCGCTGATCGCCTCGCTGCGGTAGATCCGCCGGCGGCAAATATCCCGTCCACACCCCAACCACCACCCCCTCCCCCTCTTGCTCATCTGTTTCTACCGGCGCAGACCGCCGCGTCTCCAGCATCCCCGCTACACTCGGCGTCTCCGACATGACCGACAAAAACTTCAGCAGTTGCATTGTCAGCGCTTGCTCACCCGTCTTCTCCAGTGTCGTCCACGGCGGATTGTCGGTCTTGATGCGGTTAACTACGCAGGCCACGGTGCGGACTGCCGTATCTTCCTTGATATCAGGATTGAGTGGGAACCCAACCAGCGTCCGCGGACACCCTGGGATAAACCGCTTCGCCTTAGTTGGCCGCTCTGCCGTCTGGACCGCTACAATGAACCCACACAGTGCAAGCATGACTGTCATGTTCTCGGAGATGTACTCGTACGATGGCAGGGTCTTGTTAGCCTTGACACGCATACGCTCTCTGCGGGCTTCATAATCGGTGCGGTTCGGCAGTCGGGCCGCCAGACCCATCACCACCTGCGATTGAATAAATTCCATCTGTTCGTCGCTCAACTCAATTCCCAATGCTGATCCCACGCCCTTGACCGTCTGCCGAGTGATGTCCGCCTCCTGCGACGTGGATTCGGGACCGTCATCGGTTATCATCCCCGCAAGTAACACCACCGGTGGCTCGGGCAAGGTATCGGTGGCTGTATCAAGATCCACCGCATAGTCGATGACCTTGATCGTCATACCGCTGTACCGATCCACCCACAAGTCGCCCATTTCCGACAACGTGCCCCGGGTAGCGCACACCTTTTCCAGAGCATCCACGTAGTCTCCACGATAGTAGGCTTCGGCGAGCTCACTCAGGAAGGTCGGGAAGATCGGGACACCGGTGTCCTTGCACACTCGCACCCACTCGGTCGGTCCGGGCACCGTGAACTCCATCTCAAACCGGCGCAGATCGCTCTGCTTGGTTCCCAGATCACTCTGGGCAAGAATGGCTTGCAAGAGGGGCATGTGGGGTGATTGGATGGCCTCTTCATCGCTCTTACCTACTGCCTCCAGATCGCCGCCCCCCCGTGTGTTGCGCTCCAAGGCAAACTCGATTAGACGTGGCAGCTCCCTCAGTGCCCGTTCTCCATAGGTTTCGCGTTCGTTTGGCTGAGAAAACATTTTGTTGGCCTCTTGCCGAAGGATCCTGACCACTGCCTCGCTGTTGGTGTCCTCTGGGGTGCTGCAATCAGTCTTGGTCGCGAGACAATCCAACTTGTCGGCGCACACCTTCTTACCATCACCCGTAGGCGCTGTGGGCTCATCACCAATCCACTCTCCCGGACCCAACCGATACACGGTGCGAAGCGGACCGACGGTTACGTAGTCACCAACCTGTACCGTGCGACCCCCCGACACGAGCGACTCGGCCTCCGTTTGCGCCACATTTGGCCGCAAACCATTCTCCTTTGTCAGATACTCTCTAAGTATATCGATGTATTTGTTGTCTTCCATGCCGGGCGGACGCGGCACCGCCTCCAACACGTCCTTCCGGGTTGGATCCAGCTCGGCATCAAACTTAAGTCCACCCGTCAGCGCCTTTTGCAAATCGTTCTTCATAGCGGTCTCGGTAGCGTAGTGCTTGGCCACCTGTCCCAGACTACACCCACGCTCTACCGCTCTCTCGCGTTCATGCGCTGGTTCCTCGGGGGTCTTAGGAACGAGGTTGTCGTCTGCCATCAGGGTTTCAGCACGGTCTGCCAACGCTCGCGGCAACGAAGCATCCTTTTGGCTCAGCGACACGTCATAGAACAGCGCAGCACCCTGATCGATCCGGAGCATCATAGCCAACGCATCGAGCACTAGAGTGTCGTTGCGCAGACGATATTGCTTGACGGCATTGGGCGGATAGAGTTCGCGCACGTTGTATCGCCTGAAAGCCTGAGGACGGATGTTGGCGTAGCGCTGGTTGGCCGCTAGCCGCTGCGCCTCTGCGGCCTTGATCTGTCCGATCGCCTCTTGCATTCGGAGCCGAAGCACCATATTCGCATGGAATGGCAACTTGTTGATCTTCGCCCCAAACGGCTCAAGAGCCCGTTGGGCTGCTGGAATGTTAACAGGCCCAGGCTGACGTCGATAGAGCATGTTCACCAGCTCCTCCGCCTTGGGCGCTAGCTTGTTCAAGTACACATCATAAGACTCCATCATGGAACGGAAGGGTACTGCGCCAGGATCCGGCAGAGCGCCATCGGTCGCCTCTTTGCCTGATTCGGTCAGCTTCTTCATCCGTGCCGCATACAACCGCGAAGAATTCGTTGATACCGCACGATCGTAGATATTGCCGTGCAAATACCGAGCCAACTCTGCCCCCTCCAAACCTAGCGAAAGATATCCAGTGCGTTCCACCTGCTTCTCGGGACCCACCAGGAAATGTTTTACAACAGTCTCGCCCAACGGCGCCGACACTTGGGTGCCATACTGGCCCGTTGGCGTTGCTCGCCAGGTCAGCATCGAGACCACCTCCAACTGCCCTTTTTTAAGTGCATACGCCTCATTCGTTCCAGTGGTCACTACCACTTGGGTGGCCGGCTTTGGCAATGGCACCGGAACCCCTTCGCCATCATCCTCGTCTTCATCCCGGTCCAACTCGGGTGCGTACGGCTCCAAATACGGCTGTGCGGCCATGATCGTGCCAGCCACCCGACCCTTGGGGAACGGTGGCTCGTTCCGCTCGGCATTGGCTTCGGCTACGTTTTGTGCCTCGATGATCTGTTCCCGCTGATAGTCTATACCTCCCACTTCATCTGCACCTTCGGTGTCGTAGAACTTCTTGGCGGCAACGGTGGTGGGCAAGAGCCAAAAAGTGGAAAACTCAGGGTCGGCAAGAGCGGCTGCAAGAGGGAAGGGGGTGGATTGAATGGGTTCGGCCCCGAGCGCAACGCCGTTGCCGCCGATACGGGTGTGGTCCTGGTACAGCACTCGGTAGCTGTTGATGGTGTTTTGGATGCGGCGGAGAACACGGGGATCAGGGTTGCTTGGATGTTCGCTGAGCAGCGAATCCAACAGATCCTGCACCTGATGATCCAGAGTGTACCTCTGCACATCTTCGCTCACTGCCACCCTTTGTTGCACTTCGCCAAGAGCTCCCACGAATTTGATCTTGTCGGCGTGAATAATATCCTGCTGCACATTGGTCATCCGGACCTGCGGACGGACGGTGGCCGCTGCCAAGTCACCAACAAATGCACCCTCTTCGAGCGCCTGCTCAAAGGCATCCAGATCCTCTTCGGGAGGGGCGACCTCGCCAGTTGCTTCGCTTTCGTCGTCCTCATCTGCAAGAGGAGTAGGTGGGGTAGTATATGGTGTGGATGGGCCAGTAGACTGAGTTGACAACGGGGGCGAAGGAGTTGACAACGGGGGCGAAGGAGTTGACAACGAGGGGCCGGGTGCGGCTTTGGGCGACGGGAGAGACGGTGCGGCTTCGCGAGTGGCCGACTTGGCGACCCGGATGGCATCGATACCCCACAAAGGGTCAATTCCTCGGTAAGCAAAGTCCAAATACAGCTTCTTTTCACCTACCTGCAATTCGAGCATGTCGTTGGTGATCGAAAGGACCTTGGCCTTCACAACCGACTTGTCGGCGAGGCTCAGGTCTAATGTGTCGCCTACCTTGGCGCCGATGAGGGCCACGTAGCCAGCAGTCTTGGGGGTATAGATGATCCGAAGGGTCTTAACTCCCGGCGGTGCCGAGATCTCTCCATTGCTAATTGGCAGTTGTTGCTTGCCCTCGGGATCTGCAAGGATCAGTTGCGTCGGTGAAAGATAATTGACAAGGTAGGGGCCGTCCACCGTGTCATTGTCCCGAACCAGTTGAACGACACTGCCGACCTCAAGGGAAAAGGAAGGTTCCATCCTTCTATCCTTGCTTAGTCTTTTTCTTCATCCCCTTAACCTCCTCTTGCAATTCGAATTGTCAGATGCGGATCTACTTCTTGGCGGTTGGCTTCGAAGCTTGCGACGCTTCGAGTTTTTGTGCATGCGGCAGTAGATCCTGAAAGACCGCAATCGCCTCACGGGCCGCACGCGCCGTCAGATGGCTCGCATTCGCCGCCGATGCATCGTTTCGAAAGACCATTCGCAGTACGCCATTCTTGTCGTGAGCGTGATGCTTATCAAATCCTACCAGCCGAAGCATTCCCGAGGAATGGGTGACCGAGTCATAGAGTTGGTGTCGGAGCAAATGTCCCAGTGTGTAAGTGTCGCCTGTAATTTCCACATCAAACGTGTGCGGTGCCAGTGTGTTCTTTACCTTGGTAACGTTGAGATTTCCAGCTTCACCCTTTTCGGCAATCTTGGCCAGGTCACGTTGCAGAACCTCGATTGCTCGCACCAATAGCCGACCTTCAGTGATCCAACCAATCGATCGCAGCTGCCAGTCATACGAGTTATCCAACTTGAACTGGCGACCCACCTGCTCCTCCCACAGAGTGCGCAACATCGGATCGGTGCTCGGAGTAGGTCCAGCGGCTTCAGCCCAGGCACGCTCCTTGGCCTCTTTGTCCTCGGAATTGCCGTAAGCGCATGTGGAAGCAAGAGCATACGCCGAAGATTTATCCGCCACCACTTCTTGCACCGTGGCGGTTAGCTTCAGCGCATCCCCTGGTTGGCTACCGACCGGTGGACGAAGGACCACCAACAGTTCGTGCTCACCGGTCACTGGATCGGTCGGCAGCAGTTGCGCCTTTTGTTCCGGACTGAATGGCTTGTTTGCTTGGGTGTCCCAGAGTTCGAGATCAGCGGTGGTGACAGTGCGGACCTGCGATGGATCGTCGTTGCGGACATTAAGCCGCACCTCAAGGTTGTTGACCAACTGGTACGACGTTTCTGGATCGCTAAGTGGGTCTACTCCAAACGGTATGCACTCGAGTCGTTGCTTAATGATTTCGTTGTGGAATGGCGTGGTGTTGAGAGCGATCTTTACTGTGGTATCGGCCTCTGGATAGCCGACGATGCCCAGCGTCGGAATGTGGCCTAGGATGGTTCGCCGAATCGCATTGGCGAACGAGACGTGAACGCCTGATAGGGTAAAGTGTTTGGTTCCCTTGATTGTTTTGAAAGGCGTCAGTTGCGGGCGCTGAACCCTTTGGACTGGCGCTGGAGCGGCGGTAGCAGGAGCGGGACCGGCAGCGGATTCGGGCGAGAGCGCCATGATGTGCTGTCTGTCGCCAAGAGAATGCGTCCAGGTCAATTTGACGACCTTGTGATTACAATTAGGAGAACCAATGTCTCGGGCAAACCCTATGTTTGGTGTGCTCTACTACGGGCGAACATGTCAACACTCACAACAATTGCTTCGACAGGTGGCAAAACAAGGTATCACGAACAAACTACGTTTTGTACCGGTGGATCAGCAGGTGCGCCGAGGTGATCAGCTGATGGCAGTGCTAGACAACGGAAGCCAGGTGTTGATCCCTCCGGGAGTTACCGCAGTACCAGCACTCTTGGACATCCGCGACAAGAACATCTATATGGGCCCCGAGGTGGGAAAGCGACTGGCGGCCGAAGCCGAACGAGCAGCCCGTGCTGCCACTGGCGCCGAGAAAGAGCCCATGGCCTACACCGACATCAGTGGTGGCACCAGCACCACCTTTAGTTATGTGGACGACGATCCAGAGGCACTATTGGCCAAGGGCACCGGACGCACCAATGCGCCGAGCCATTTTGCGGGGATCCACGATAACCCGACCATTCCGACTGCGCAAGAGGGGGACATGGGTGATAGCGGGAAGGTGACTTCGGCTGATTATGATGCCTATCTGGCGCAGCGAGATGCGGGAATCGATATGCCGTCGCAGCCGCCACAGGGTGCGGGTCCTCCGCCGCCCCAAAAGGTCTAGTGTAGGGATGTGGACCCTCCTTACAATTCCCCTATTATCGGGCCCTTTGTGCCGAAAGCGGGGGGTATGCGCATATTAATCCTCTTAGACAACCTTCCCCGAATACAAGATAATGGCGTCTCTTCTTGGAGCTTTCAACGCTCAGTTGGTCAAGTTTATCGAAGACATTTCAGGGGTGCTCAAGCCCGAGGATACAGCCGAGGCCATCCGCGGAGTCAAGGCGCTCAAGCTAACCCTCAAACTGACACCGGCCATCGCAGTCAAGATGTGGCAAGAGTATGCTCGGCGTTACGCCGATGACATTGAGACCGGCAACATCGAGGGTTTCATCAGCCGTGACTACAAGAACGACCTCAAGGACAAAGACGCCTCGTGGTTAGAGGCGTGCGAATGCATTCGGAAGTGCGCCAAGTATCTGTCGCCAATCAATCAGGACAAGACGATGAAGTATGTCCAGCTGTTGACAAAGTTGGCAAACATGTACCAAGCCGAGAAGGCGGCTACGCCAGCGGGTTCAAAATGGACTTAGGATACCGCAGATTCGGTTAGGTAATGTCGGACGAGGTAGATGCTACAGAACAGGTATCCACATCGCCAACAGCATTTGTAGCAGGAACAGAGACAGGGGCAGCAGCGACAGAAACAGAGGCAGGGGAGCATACGTTGATAGATCTAGTCAGAAACTTTGTAACTGACTTGCTCCCAACATTTCCCGAACTAACGGATTCACTCACACCGATTACAGAACTTACTGAAGAGCAGTTCATCACCGCCACAGCGCCTCACTATGCCAATTCCTTCTTTTACCTCTTGCAGAAGAACGACGTCGTCTTTTTGAAAGCGACCAAGTCTATTGAATTATTGCCTGGTGTTGACTTTCGGCAAGTGTGGAAGATTGCGGAGGGGTTGTCCGAGGGCACCCGTGATGCCATCTGGAAGCATCTTCAACTGGTCATGTTCAATCTCATCCCGAAGATTAGCGACAAGTCTCAGTTTGGCGACACCGCATCTCTCTTCGAAGCCATCACACCTGAACAGCTACAAGAACAACTTGAAGCGGCCTTTGCCGATCTGGACACAGGCGAAGATACTACGCCCGAGGACGCCGAGGCGGCGGCAACTCAGTTCACCGAGCACATATCGGGACTGATGGGTGGGAACCTAGGACGGCTGGCGACCGAGATTGCCGAAGAAGTCGGCAGTGAGCTGGGGCTCACTCGGAACGCCACCCAGAAGGAGGTGATGGAGTTGCTGCGAGATCCGATGCGAATGATCAAGTTGGTTAAGAAGATCGGCAACAAGCTCCAGGAGAAGATCGCTTCAGGTGAAGTGAAGGAAAGCGAACTCTTGGAAGAAGCTGCCGAAGTGGTCGGGAAGCTGAAGGAGGTCCCAGGTGCAGAGCGCCTTCGACAGATGTTTGGTGGGGCAGCAAGTTCCAAGGCATCACAGGCGGCCACAAAGGCGGCGCTGAACCAAAGGATTGGCAAAGCCAAAACCCGCGAACGGTTGCAGGCAAAGCTGGCGGCGAAGCGTGCCGAGATGGCAGAGGCCCAAGCTGCAAGAGGAGGGTATGAGGGTGATGTTGGGGGTACGGCGGGGGCTACTCTGGATCTTTCTGGGTCTGGTGTCGCCAGAGGAGGCGACGTCAATGAATGGATGCCAGAGCAGCCCCAGCCGCGAAGCACACCTCGGAAGAATGGTGGCAAGAAGGGAGCAGGAAGGAAAAAGCGGTGAGTAAGATAGCCAATGCAACCTCTAGCATTCATTCTAACGGCAGGTATCGCCGTGTGGCTGATTGTCTATCTCTTTATCACGGACGGATCAGCAATTTCGGCGACGATTATGGCGTGTGCGACGATGTTTGCGGTTCTGATGCTGAAGATTCGTGAGCGAGAGGGGATGGTACAACGGTTTGATCCGGTTCGCCAGTCGTCCATCACGCCCCGAAACGGGGAACCGGCCAACTTCGAGACGTCGGCCACCGAGGCAGGGACGCCGTTTAAGCCGCAGCCAAGCCAGGCGTATTCCAATCCGTTTACTCTGCCAAGTGGTTCGAATCCATTCATGAACGTGCTGCCACCGAACAAGGGCAAGTATGGTAACAATCCGCCGGCGGCCCCAGCCTTCAACCGCAAGGTGGAGAAGCGGATCAACGACGCAGTGATTCAGAATGTGGCGGGAATGGGGATGCTGAGCGATGACGAAACCACCAAGGACGACGCCACCCGTTCTCGGCTCTATGCCGATTTGGGAGGCGAGATCGATCTTGCCGATTCGCTCCGAACCTTTAACACGATGCCGTCCACCACGATGCCAAACGATCAGACTGGATTTGCCGAGTTTTGCTACAGCGATGTGGGGAATTGCACGCGGGGTGGCGAGCTCTTTTGCTTGCCAGTGCCCAAGGTGCAACCGGGAGAGGAGCCGGTGGAGCGCAAGGGCAAAGGGCCCTATGGCACTGGCGAATCATACAAGACTAGCGGACAGGATGTGCTGATTGATCCGCACTCGGGACGCGAGGCGCATGATGGATTGGCGTTTGCGACCACCCTGGCTCGGGCGGTGGCGGCGCATCATTGATCCCGTGCTAATTTCTCTTGCATTACCAATGGACTCCTTCCTTAACAACAACGCCCGACTCGGAGCGGACGGTTCGGTGATGAAGTTGGAGGACTATGCGAATATGCAGGCGGCCAACTACATGCTGACGCCTTTCAAGCAGGCAGTGTCGGGAGCAGCTAACGAGCTGTCGCTGAGCGAGTCGCAGGTGGTGCGTGGCTGGGGTGGCCACGGCGGTGATGTTGATGTGTGGTCGATGCTTTCTGTCGACAAGACGCAGGCCCGTGATGGGGACAAGCGGGCGCACCAGCCCCGATTGTTTGCCACCACCCCAGCGCTCAAGGCAGGTCGGTACAATGCAGACGCCGCTAGCAACCTGATGCATCCGCCGCACACCCGGATCTCGCGAGCTGGCGGCGACATCACTGAGGTACAGCCGCGAGAGATCGGTCTAATGACCGAGGCGGATTCGGCCCGGTTGGCGGGTCTGGGCAACGCAGTTGCAGTGCACGGGTCGTTTGGTCGTATCGGGGAGTCGACCCGAGGCTCGTACGAGTGATGCAAGAGGGGAGTGTGAAAGATTGAAGAAGTTGTTGTTGGGCTTTTTATGGTCCAACAACAGACACAATCAGATGTCCTACGGCGGAGTTGACAACCCCAACAGCGGCTGGGTGAGCGGCATTCAGCAGTTGCCCAGTGCGGCGCTTCGGTTTCCCAACGGCGGTGTCAATGGCTGGTACCAGCATCACTCACCAATCCCCCTCTCGCATAGTCTTGCGGAGCAAGAGCAGAATAGGCAACGATGTCTGGCTGTGTACGAGCAGCAGCAGCAGCGGCAGCAACAAGGTTATGTGGATGATGTGTCGGCGTGGAGCGCGATTAGCTCATTGCGATCGCATAGTGGGCACGCAGCGAGCGAGGCGATCCGGAAGCAGGGATTGGAGCGGCACGTGCCGGCGGTGATGCGACCGACGGTGCTGATGGAGCTGGCGGATGGCGAGGCGCAGCACGCTGCGGTACAGGCTGCGGCCATCGCTGGCAAACGTCCGTGGTGAGGCGCTCGTAGCATAGATCGGTTCAGGTTTGTTGCTGTTGTAAATTGCTACGGATTGATGCTGTTGTTGGTCAAAAACTAATCCACAACAAGGTTAGCACATCACAGAATGGCAATGCTTCAGGGCCGAAAAAAGGGCGATGTGGAGAACCTCTCCCAATACACCCAGCAAATGTGGCAATTTTCTTCATACATGCACGCCCGTCCTACCGATCTTGCGGTGGACGCCGCAGGCAGCCGTGGTGTAGGTCTTGGTACCAGTCGCCCATATTCGACCGCTGGTCTCTTGCCCGTCGATATCGAGTCCTCCCTTCGCAGCCTGGATGTTCCTCTAGGCAAGTACGGACACCAAGCCCAGACCGTGCTCAACACCCGAATGATCCCGGTTGAATCTGGACAGCGTGTTGATCTCGAACCGATGGCGGCCCGGCTCGAGTTTCCCGCCCGTGATGTCCGAAACCCGTTGGTTGATATGCCCCCTGGGCCGCCAGTGCGTGACGACATGCCCATCAACTCTACTTTGCATCAGGCTGGCGCTCCCTCGCGGAACTTCTTGCGTGACACCTTTGGCACGCTGTGATAGGGAAGCAGCCAACGGACATTGTGTAGCAAGAGAGTAGCAATGACCCTCGCCAACAAGATTCGTGCCATGGTCGTCTCGGCAAAGGCATTAGTTGCCGAGCCCGAAACCGTCGAGGTGCCTGATCATGTCAATGCTGCCGCTCCGCATGGCAATGGCTACGCCCACCACGGCGGCGGCCAAGCCGCGCCTGTTGTCCCTCACCCCCTGGAAGCCTTCAACGTTGCCACCCCCAACTATCCCGTCGCCACTCCTGCCACTCCCTACAACAGCCTCCACTACTACGACACAGACAAGGAGGCGACCGATAACTACTGGTCGGCTGTTCGCTACTCCAACCAAGCTCAGCAGCGCCCCGGCGTCTTCACATCGCTCACCGGACAACAGATGACCGCTAATGAACTGGAACACAACAACTTGCAGCCTTTCTTTGGAGCCAACATAACCCAATCTGTTCCAGACCAAGCGGTCGAGGCTCGGATGGACCACATGACCGGTGCCGGCAGCCAGCACATCCACCACCGCGGCAGCGCACCGCTCTTCAAGCCTGCACCCAACCACGGCACACCTTACGGAATGCAGTGCCATACCGATTTTTTGCAGTGCCGTCAGGTGCCGTCTCAACGAATCGCCAACGCCAAGCCGTTTGAGGAGCAGCGGGTGGCTCCAGGTCTAGGTCTCGGTACCAGCACGAACGAGGGAGCTGGCGGCTATAACGCTGGCGTTGGTGCTCGCGAGAGCTGGTTGCCTTACACTGTGGACCAGCTGCGGGCTCCCAACAAGCCCAAGGTGTCCTACGCTGGCCAAATCCTGGGTGGCAAATCGGGTTATGGTCTCCGTGCCGAGATTGGCGCACAGCACCAAAAGGGTCCGGATCGCACAATGGAACTGGGCGAGGGACTAATGCCGGTGGCGGGCAGCGCTTGGGGCGAGGCGGTGACATCCCGTGAAGAGTACGGTACCCCGCATTCGGACCGTGGCCTCGGGGCCTCCTTGCAACCCGGCCCAGCCGGCACATCAGTTCCTCTTGCAGAACGACGGGACCAGACGCCTAACCCCGTGCATCGGGTAGGAGCAGTCGATATGGGCAACCGGGTGCAAGGCCCAGCTCAGCAATACGGAGCCCCAGGTTATGTGCAGCGCTATGACGACAAGGCATTGCCAACGGGACGTGGGAGCGGTCTAGGTAGCAGTTTCTACGGTGCGGCATTGGGTCTGGCACGGGAGGTCATCCTGCCGGTACTCGGCACCTTCAAGCTCCAGAAGAAGGAGAGCGCCACCGTTGCATCGCAGCTTATTGCACCATCAGGACACGAAGGAATATATCAGCGCTTCGGCGACAAACCCAAGGCCACGCTGCGTGAGACGACGCTGACCAGCGAGGTCGGACCCGCTTCGGGCACGGTGCTGGGTGCAATGGGTTGGGGGATAGAGAGCGACTACGGTGCTCCCCGCAAGCAAGATGTGTCAACTCCTCCGCTAATTGGTGCTGGAAGCCACCAAAGCATGATGTCCCGTGAGGCCACGCAGAACGCCTACGTCCCGAGCCATCGTTCGGATCTCCATGTCTCTTACACCACAAGCGGTGGGTTGGCAATGTCAAACGACAACCAGGGTGAGACCCGACTGCGCAACACCCCAAAAGTTCAAAACTATCTGGGTGGAATGGCACCGGTCATTGCGTCGGGAGCCGACACCCGGCAGGTAGGTCAACTCACGCACACCAAGTCAACCTATGGGGGATCAGGTGCGGATGCCAACAGCTACGGCGAGATCCTTAGCCAGCTGAATTCGAATCCGTACATCCCAGGGGGCAACTAAGTTAGTTGCAAGAGCAGATGAATTAAAAGCCAACTTCTTCGATGTTGGTATGGAATGAAAACACAGCCAAGGCTCTGTTGTCAATGGGAAAGTTGTTTCCGCATCTTATGTTCGTGGGTCGACACGAACATACGCTTACCGCAGCCCTCCGTGAATTCATGGCACGCATTGGACGATCCATGTCGGATGGAGATGTTATGGTGCAAGAGTGTGAAGCCAATGGTGGGATCGCCACGGTTCGCGATGTTCTTCGGCCATTCACCCGTGGACCCCGACACCCCCGTCCCGCTCTTGTCATATTGTATCGTTTTGATCGACTGAGTCCCGACGCTCAGTTTGCCTTGCGGCGAACAATGGAGATTGATCAAGACAAGTGTCGTTGTCTGGCAATGTCCACTTCTACTTCTTCGATCATTCAGCCACTTCACTCTCGCTTTGTTTCAATCAGTTGTGATCCGCAAGAGGATAATGTGAAGTTGTTTTCAATAAAACACCTGGATTATTCTGGAATGCAAGAGAAGTTGAGTGTGGAAGAGTTGAGGAATCTAGGGCCCGGTCAGGCGACGGCCTGGGTTCGGCAGCGGGGGATTTCGGTGGTTGCAGTTTTAGAATGGTTGGAACAAGAGGCTGAGGCAAAGAGAGTGGGGTGGCGTTCGGTGGTGGCTGCGATAATTGCGGCAAACAAGGTCCATGACGAATCTGTGGGGTTGCTGATGATTGGATATATGCTTCGACGAGATCGTGCGGTCATGTCGTGAGTTGAGCGATGTCTTGTGGATCTAGGGATCCATGTCCTTTGAGCAGATTCTTGACGGGAATGGCAGCGGTGTCATCGGCAACGATTTGCTGAGCGATTTCCGGCACGCTCAGGATGAGTTTACGATGCAACTGATTGACGCAATCGCACCTCCCATCTTGCAGGGTGTGAATTCGATTGTGGACGAGGCAGAGAGACTATGCAAGGAAAAGGGCGAACCCGAGATGTACCTGAAAACGTTCCAAAACATGCTGGCTCGTATACCCGGGTGGAATGCGGCGCTGATATCTCGAGAGGTAGACCGAATTACCGAGGCGGCACAGATTGGTTATTTGCCTGATCTGGTGACGGCAGTTCACATTATTCATCTACGAATCCTGTCGTCGGTGCGGGTGGGACACAAGCCGAAGCGGATCGAGATTGATCCACCGGATTTTGATCACTTTGTCCACCGGGTCTACTGTGAGACGGCCCGCAAAATGTGGACTTATGCGTATTTGTTTCAGCGTGATCTGTCGGATTTGGACCACCAGCGAAACATGCACGAGTGCGAGAAGATTGTGCGGGAATGTGTGTTAACGGCGGTGCGTGCGTCGTTGCCAGTGGAGACGATTCTGCGTGCCTACATCGATGAGGCCGAGGAGATCCGTTTAGCGGCATTGGAGGAAGCCAAAGCGGAGGAAGCCAAAGTGATTCTGACCGAGACGGATGACGACGACGCAGTTGACAAGAGGGGTGGTGAGAGTAAGAAGGCTGATTCGGACATCGAATCGGAGGTTAAGCTGATCAAGGCGACGGGGCTGCCCGAGTTGAGTCCGGCTGTGGAAGACGACGATGATGATGACGATGAATTAGAGTCGTGTGCGAGTGCGGGAACAACCAGAGGGGCAAGTTCCAATGACGTCATCAATGACGTAACGAACCGGGCGGGAGTTAAGTCGTTCTCGGTCGGCTTTGCCGATAAAAACGAGGTGCTCGACATGGGCACCAACCGCCGCAACGAAATAAATATGCACCCAGTGCCTCCCTCGCCAATCCCACCCGCCGGTCCGCCACTCGAACTCGTATTCACCAAGGACTTGTTGTCAACTCACCCCCAGCAGTCATCAACTCGGCTCATCGCTCCCAAGCCATCACCATCCCCCCCCGCTCCAACAACCCGACCACCACCCCCTCCCCCCCCTCTTACATCCAGCGGTCTGCAAGACGTCACTTCTAACCTCGGCGAAATGAGCGGCGCTAACCGTCCCACCCTCCATATCGACACTTCGACATTCTGAGTTAACTCACGTTACCCTATTCCCCTCCAGAGTTAACACGTTACACATCACCACAATCGTGTCGTCCTCTATGTTAGCCCAATTTGATGGAAGACCTCTTGGTTTTCGGCCTAGTGTCTGGACTTCTGTTTGTTGCCCTCGTTTTGCTAGGCAAGAGATTGACCAATAACTCGAAAAAGAAACCCCGAATAGCGCTCATCGCCATTCAGGGTCGTCAACTCTTGGGGGCTGGAATCGTCGCTGGAATCGCCAGCATCGCCGCCCACCTCTTGCTCAAGACGCAAGCACGCCCCACCGCCACCATATTTGTTCAGGAACCACCCTTCTAAACTTGCTCTTTCACGTAGTATTGGGGCTGAACGGCATCCAAATCCATCATCGTGTCAATATTACCCAACAGCTTCTTGGCCTTCTTCGGATGCAAACGAAAACTGCTGAACCAACCGTCCTCTAACACATCCGCCGGAACATGCCGTGTTACCTTCCGCGCAATCATCCTGTATAACTTGAAGCCTGGATATCGCTCCTCGCCCGTCCTTTTGTAGAGCATGTTCCGCCCCGAATCGTCTTGGCACCACCGAGCAATCATCGCAGCAACACCCGACGCGGGTGTGTCGTCGGAATCGTCGCCGTAATCGCCTTCAGCATCAAAATAGTCATAGAGCCCGCAAGCCAACCGACAGAGATCGAAAGAGGGGTGAGGTGAGCAGGGCGGTTGGGACGGATCGTACAATCGGTCCCAGTTGTACTGATTTGCCGCATCATTGTCAGTGTCGAAGCAATCGTTGAGAAAGGTGAGGCCACCGAAGCGATAGGTAGCCCGGCCAAAATCAATGATCTTGAAGATGCGACCGTAGGTGGGAACCTTGTAGACCATTCCTCGGTGACGATAGACCAAATGCTGTATCCGTGTAGGAGTTGACATGATGTTGCCAGCGTGCAGGTCGTTGTGAACGAAATCGTAGGCTGTGTTGTAAGCGTGCAGAGCGGCAACGATCTGGAACAGACACGAACGCCACTCGGCTTCTTCAAAAAACACATCGGGATCATCGATCAGATCTTCCAGAGTACGATCCATCCGTTCCTGAACGATCGCAGCCACAGCAATTTGGGGAATGGTACACCACACGGGATGTTCCTCGACGGCACTGCCTACTTCCGAATCACTCTCTGTGCCAGATCCTTCAGAACCACCTTCAACGCCACTGCCCAAGCTGTCACTGACTTCATCATCAGAATCGGAATTACTGCTGCTAACCGATCCACTCTTCTTCCCCTTACCCCCTCTAGAATATTTCTTCTTCCGTAGCCGAAGGCTGCGGAGATGTGCCAACTCTCCAGGGTCGGTCACACTGGTCCGGTTGCTGTCGCCGTTTTCATCATTGTCTTCTTCCAGTGTGGTTTGCTTTAGTTGTTCGACAGCGTCGTACGACGGAAATTCGTACGGTTCAAGTTCTTCTGCAAGAGGAAGTGGGTGGGTTGTGGTGGGCTGGGAAGCGGCGGTTGGGGGGGCTTCAAGCTCTTCAATGTCAAAAAGGGATGAGTTAAGGGTCACAAGCTGAGTTGACAACGACTGAATGGAGAGGGGTGTTTTGGATCCCGATATTGCATCATCTTGCCCACCGTGCTCTTGTCGAAGCTGCTCTTGCATAGCGAGGAAGGCGTCCTTCATCGGTTCGGCGTCCATGGTGAATCGGTCATCGAGGCCACCCAGGAAACTTTCGGATTCCCACAGTTCGTCTAGGTCGTTAGCGATATCGATTTGATGATTATGGCGGATGCCAGTGAATAGTCCGTAGTATTCAAGGGCATTGATGAATTGATGATTGTTGCGAAGGCGGCTGCTGAGGTAAACGAAGAAGGCATCGGTGTATGCTCGGTTATGAATACTGTTGGCACGGGTGTTGGCAAGTTCGGGGGGGACGGGATGAGTTGAGACCGGCAACACCAAGGCCTGTTCTGCGGTGTCGTTGCCGTTAACTAGATAGTCCAGCGCATCGACCAATGGACAGAACTTGACGTGGACCGGTACGGTGGTTGTCGCCGATCCATCGTGTTCTTCGCTGACATCGACCTCGGCAGTGTCGTCTGGGGCGAAGCGGATGATGTGCTGTGCAGGGGCGATGGTGATAGTGTTTCGATTGTCATTGTCGAGGTTGAAGAAGCGTTCGTGATGTGGGGCGTACAGCTGACAATGGGTAACGTCATAGTACTGTTCGGCTGTTCCGAAGAGGTTGTCCCTCCAGGTATCGAACAGCTGCATTGGGGCAAACTCGAGCATGGGATGCTGTTGATGGGGGTGGACAAATGAGCTAGGGTTAGCGACCGCATTCTAAGGGTTGCGCTCATCGACATCAATTAGAAAACTAAAATGATAACAGATGTCGATCGAACTGAAACAGTTTGATATGCGGTGGATCAACTTCTTGCCAAATGAAAACAAGGGTCCAGTTATTGTTTTAATCGGTCGTCGGGACACCGGCAAGTCGTTCTTGGTAAAGGACCTTCTCTTCCATCATCAGGACATCCCAGTGGGGACGGTCATCTCGGGAACGGAAGCGGGAAATCATTTTTACGAAAACATGGTACCGCCTCGGTTCATCCACGACGAGTATGACGTCACGATCATCCAGCAACTGATGCTTCGCCAGCGTCAGGTGCTGGAGCAAATGCGAGACGAACAAAAGGCAACCGGCCGTGAATCTAACTTTGATCCACGCGCTTTTCTCATTATGGATGATTGCTTGTACGATGATTCGTGGGCTCGTGATAAGTTGGTGCGTATGATGTTCATGAACGGCCGTCATTGGAAGCTGATGGTGGTCATCACCATGCAGTACCCACTGGGTATTCCACCCAATCTGCGGACCAACGTCGATTACGTGTTCATCCTTCGTGAAACCTACATGAGCAATAAGAAACGGATATACGAAAATTATGCTGGTATGTTTCCAACGTTCGACTCATTCGTCCAAGTGATGGAGCAATGCACCGAAAACTACGAATGTCTGGTGATCAACAACAATGTCAAGTCGAATAAGCTGACCGACCAGGTGTTTTGGTACAAGGCCGAGCCACACGCTGACTACCGAATGGGTAGCCGAGACTATTGGCAAGTGGGAAGTCTACCCGAGTGCGATAAGGACGAGGACCTTAGCGAAATCGGAGGTCGAACCGCATCAAAGCCAAAAATCACGGTGCGAAAATCTACTTGGTAGGGGATGACTTAGCTGCGCCTTGCTTCTCCTTGCCCCCACAACCCCCCTTCAAGACCAATTACATTCATGTTCACTCTCAGACGATTTCGGGCTTGTCGCCCTTGTCATCAGCAGCAATCCCGGCATCCGCCGCCAACAGGTCTGCCACGTCCACCCGCCCAATGCCATTTATCGGCGCTCCCTCTATTGCCCGTCCGTCCTCTCCCGTCAGCTCGCCTTTGAGCCCCGAGTAGGTATGAATGATATCTTCCTGGAACATCGTGTTGGCGCCCACTAGCTGCCCGTCTTCCTCTAGGCGCTGCGTCAGTTTGTTGCCCGTTGCCTCGGCCTTTTGCATGTTCGCTTCGATCGCCTTCTGCTTGGCCATCGCCACACGCTGCTCAAAGTGATCCTTTGCCTCCTCTTCGTTCTTAAGCTTCTCGTGCATCAGTGTGTTGAGCTCCTGCTCAAGGTGCTCCACCTTGCCCGTCTTGTAGGCATCGGGATGATACGGCATCCACTTGCCCACCTCACCCACGTAGACACTGTGGTGCGGGTCGCGCTTCCGAATCCATTCGGCACGCTTCTGCGCTTCCTCCAAGGACTCAAAAGACCCCCGCACCTTTAACCCCCGAACCGAGGTCTGAAAGTTGTGCGCCTTGCTGAAATCCTGATGAAGCTTGTCCTCATTCTGCTCCACAAAAGTCTTGTAATGGCCCGCACACGAAGCACCCTCCAGTTTCTCCTTCTCTTGCTCACGGAACTCGGCCAGATCGGTCACCAGTTCATTGAAAGCCAAGTCGTACTTGTACGAAAGGTACTGGACGAACCGAATGTAGATGTCGGCGGTACGTTCCCACTCGTACTGGTCGATGAACTTTTCAAACTTGAACATGTCAAATTCCTTGATGATCTTCTCGGGGGAAACGAACGAAAGACAACAGAACTTTTGCCCTGGAATGACCTTGTCTTCGTCGAGGAGATCGACGTGGACGGGTTCAGGGGCGCTCTTGCCATCATTCGGGATATCCATTCGTAAGTGTGAAAGCGACTAGACTTCTAAGTCCCTAACGCATTGTAGGGGGCTATCGGGGACTCCGTCCCCAGAACCCATCCCAGCCGCCCCCCTACGACCCCCCGCCCCCCTACGACCCCCCGCTTCCTCTTGCCTCTCGAGTCACGACAACTTTTTTTCTGTACATGTACCAAGATGATCACGATCGGAGAAGTTCTGAGCCGCGCTGCCAAGTACCTCGTTGAGGGTATTGTTGTTGCGATCGCTGCGTTCGTGATCCCAGCCAAGTCGATGCGCATCGACGAGGTCGCTCTAATTGCGCTGACAGCTGCTGCCACCTTCGCCGTGCTCGACGTCTACTCACCGGGAGGCTACGGTGAGGCTGCCCGTACAGCCGCAGGATTCGGCATCGGTGCCAACCTGGTTGGCTTCCCGCGGTCCGCTTGAGGGGACTTGCAGTCCCCTTCAAAACCCCTGGCTGGTTAATCCCCTGGCTAGTTGAATCCCTCTCAACCCCACGCCAGTTAACCCCTTCCCTTAGACCCAAGCGCATAATTCTAGGCGCTAGGCATTTACTCTAGGGTGTCGGCACAAATGCCCACCCCAAATCCTTGCATATCTTCCTCCATACCACGTCTTGCTCTGCCGTCCGTGCTGGATCCTTAAGCATGATGATGTCTTTGAGGTACTTTCGTTCCCCAAGGAGTTCAAACAGCTTATACAGCACATAGCAATAGTGCAAAAAGTTGACCCGATCTTCCGGGCAATGGACCGCATAACGCTTCTCTACGATGCTGAAGAGGCTAAAGAGTTGTTGCTCTAGGCTCGGGGGGACCACTGGGGGCGACACTCCCAACTTGTTCCAGATGAAAGCAATGTGTTCGTAATGGCCATTGAATCCGAGTTTCTTAAGCAATTCCTTTCTCTCTATGACGCTCAGATCGCCGGCCCTACGCCGTTCCTTCTTTAGTTGGGCCCGAATCCGCGCATAAACCTCATCCGAAATGTTGGTCGACTCTTTGCCTTGGAATTGCGCCACAATCTCACGAAAGTGGTTGATGCGTTGGTATGAGTAAAAGGTGACTTCCTTGGGTGGCTCCTTATAAGTGAGCCGATCATTTTCAGACATGAAGGGCTTGGAGAGTCCACAGGCTCGGCAGGTGCGCATTCCTTCGGCTTCGATCGGCACCATTTCGCCACCACATTGGCACCGAAATTCACGACTGACCGTCATCTCGGCCATCACATCCTCAACTTCAGTGGCGGCACGATATCTTTCTGCGGCGCCCTCGTTCTGAACCGCACCGTGTCTACGCCCGAAGAAGAACGCATCGATCTTGGCCGAATTCTCAGGAGTTGGCTCTGTGCTCTCCTTTTGGCGTTGTTCGAAGTACTCGAACAATTCACGAGAGTTTTCGAGGTAATATTCTTGGCGAGCTTTACGGGCATTGCGGATGTGTCGTTCTAGCTGAGCGATCTGCCTGAGCACCGAGGCGGCGTCGTGTGTGGGGACGGTACAAACGGCGGCGTTTGTGGTTGGAGCCTCAATAGACGCCTTTAGCTGCTCAAGTTCGTTATCCCATTTGTCTAGGTTCTGTTCGTCCTGTTCGATCATTGCGATCCTGTCTTGGTGTTTCCGATCGAGAGTACGACGGCTCGGTTTGGGCTGTGGAATGGTGCGAGTTGATCGTTGCCTCCACATAAGGGAGGTCTGCGCAATTCCCTTAGATTAGTTTTGGACGATTTGGCTCAATTTTTTTTCTGCACAAGAGTTAAGCGATGGGAGGAGGATTGATGCAGCTCGTGGCCTACGGTCCGCAGGACGTCTACCTCACGGGTAACCCCGAGATCACGTTTTGGAAGGTCACGTACCGGCGCCACACGAACTTTGCCGTGGAGTCGATCGAGCAGACGTTCAATGGCCAGGCCGACTTCGGTCGCCGTGTCCAGTGCGTCATCTCGCGCAACGGTGACCTCGCATACCGGGCGTACCTCCAGGTGACGCTCCCGATGGTTGATTGCTCCATCTCGGGTACGCTCTCGGGCGGCTCCACTGGTACTGACAGCGACGATCTTGCGACGGCACGCTGGCTCAACTATCCTGGTGAGCAGCTGATCTCGCAGGTCGAGGTTGAGATTGGTGGCCAGCGCATTGATCGCCAGTACGGTGACTCGATGCACATCTGGAACCAGCTGACGCTCTCGGATGCTAAGCGCCGTGGCTACGACAAGATGGTGGGTCAGACCACCCAGCTGACCTTCCTGGCCAACGGCCGCCGGAAGGACGCCCCGGACACCCCGTGCTCGGCTGGGACCGTCTCGCCGCAAGAGTGCGAGATCCGCAACGCGCTTCCGCAGACCACCCTGTACGTGCCGCTCCAGTTCTGGTTCTGCAACAACCCAGGTCTCGCGATCCCGCTCATTGCGCTCCAGTACCACGAGGTCAAGATCAACCTTGAGTTCAACCTGCTCGAGCAGTGCTTGTGGGCTGTCAAGGCCAACGCTGTCAGCGGCCAGCCCAAGTGGCCTGGGTCGTCGGCTTCGGCCACCAACATGCAGCAGACCTACTTCTACAACACCCTCTCGCTCGTGTCGGCATCGATCTACGTAGACTACGTGTTCCTCGACACCGACGAGCGTCGCAAGATGGCTCAGTCGCCGCACGAGTACCTCATCACTCAGCTCCAGTTCACTGGGGACGAGTCGATCGGTTCCACCTCGAACAAGATCAAGCTCAACTTCAACCACCCGGTGAAGGAGCTTATCTGGGTTGTCCAGCCAGACGCCAACGTTGACTACTGCGGCTCGTTCATTGCGGACAACACCGACTACGCTTGCACCACGGGCTCCTGCGGCTCGTGCTCTTCGTGCGGCGCCTCGGGTCTTTACGCCGTCTTCGGCGCCCAGCCGTTCAACTACACCGACGCGATTGACGTGCTCCCGCGCGCCTCGTTCGCTTACACCAATCCGCAGAACGACAGCACTGAGCTGATTCACGACTGGGCGCTCTCTGAGTGCGACTCGCTCCAGACGCTGGCTGCCCCGTGGTCGCTCCAGATTGAGCCGACGTCGCTCTCGAACACCATCTTCACCAACGCCACTGTGCAGCTGCCAGCGGCTAACTGTGATGACATCCCGATTGAGGACGCTACGGATGTCGGAAGTGCTCAGACTTTCTTCAGCGGCACCACGACCAATCTGGTCCCGTCGCCACTCGGCGTTGATCAGAGCAACCCGTCGGCTAACCGTGCTCTCCAGTCATCTGTCTCGATGGCCGGCTCGGTCGTCCTCACCAAGGCTGCCCTGGGCATGCACTGCTGGGGTCAGAACCCAGTTATCACCGCCAAGCTCCAGCTCAACGGCCAGGATCGCTTCTCGGAACGTCTGGGTACCTACTTCGATCAGGTTCAGCCGTTCCAGCACCACACCTCGGCGCCGGACACGGGTATCAACGTGTACTCGTTCGCGCTCAAGCCTGAGGAGCACCAGCCGACCGGCTCATGCAACTTCTCGCGGATCGACAACGCCTCGCTTCAGCTCGTGGTCTCGGCCAACGCTGTCGGTGGCAACAAGACCGCAAAGGTGCGCGT